TTGATGAGGTTAAAATAAATTGCGTGCACAACTTTTTTGATGGTGGTTTCGATGGTTAAAATTTTAATACTATTATATTTCGCAAGTTTCTTAATGTTGAGGTTTTACTATTTTCCAAACGACAATGGTTTTGTGATTATTTATGCTTTATGGGCAATCTTAATTGCTGCCAACTATTCCGCTTCAAGGTTTGTTGAAAGTAAAGATTTCCGTGAGTGCATACTTGCGGATGCGGAGGATATGCATAGGAGAATAGATGCAATTGCAAGCGAGCAAAATGAACTTGCTAAAAAGTTTATTATTATTTCAAGGGCCGCAGAAGAGACTGAGAAGCTTGCACGGAATATGAATTTAAAAGATGCATTTTTGAATGCAAATAAGATTCAAAGATGATTGAGCGTTAGTTCGGGTTGATCCCGAAATGATCCGGCACAGCATGGAGGTATAATGGCAGAGAGAGATAGCAAAGGACACTTCCTGCCAGGAAACAAAACCTCCGCAATTGGTGGGAAGTCAAAGCAGTTTGATCAAAACAAGCGATTTATCAAATCAGAGATAATCAAGTGTGCGGAAACGCTCATGCGACCTGCGGAAACGCTTTTTGATGACATGAATAAAGTGGGCGTGAGTAGACTTGAGTTACTCACGATTGAAGCGATCACTAAAAAAAATTATAAGTTCATTCAATGGTTGTTGGAGATGGCAGTCGGCAGACCTCAACAATCAATCGATGGGAGTATTGTTAACATCGACGAAGAGAGAAAATTAAAAACAATGAGCGATGAAGAGTTAGCGGCAAAACTGCGGCTAGTGTTCGATAAAAAAAGCGAGGCAACATGAAATCATATCAACTCTCCCTTATGCATATTCAGCAAGCTATTCAGCGGGTGTCCGATCAACCCACCAATAAAGATTTGGCAACACTGGTCTACGAAAAATTTTATAAAAAACCAGAAGAAATACAGAGAAAAATTACGAGCGAAAAAGAAAGGTTAACGCTTCTAGAAAGGCACGATTTAATTTTTAGAATGTAATCAAAAGGACGCATGGATAGCATAAAAGAGATCATTGATGAACTCTGGCATCGAAGTAACTTGAGTTTCCTATGGCACTCAGGTCAATCTATTATTAACCAGATCTATAAAAAATCGCCCGGACAATTATTTGTCGGAAACATTTCTCGTCAGTGGGGAAAGTCGTTTTGGGCAGTGACTATTGCCATTTCTTTTTGCCTCGCCAACGCCAATGCAAAAGTTCGTTTTGGCGCTGCTTTTCACGATGACTTGAAAGAATTTATTATTCCGACCTTCGATTTAGTTCTTGAAACATGTCCACCCGAACTAAGGCCAAAATATAAAATATCGGGTTCAAAATACATATTTGCAAACCTCTCTGAAATAAAATTAGTAGGTCTCGACAAAAACCCAAACAAGTTAAGGGGAAATAAACTTGACTTAATCATTATTGATGAAGCTGGGTTTGTAACTAAACTCGAATACATTTATAAATCGATTATTATTCCCGCAACAACGCATAGGCGTAATTGCCGTGTAATCCTCATCTCGACACCTCCAGTGTCTCCCGATCATCCATTCATCGAGTTTGTTAATAGGGCAGAGCTAGAGGGGTGCTACACCCATCTAACCGTATACGATAATCCCCTCATCGATGAGTACGACATTGAAAGATTTAAAAAAGAGTCAGGCGGAGAGCACACCTCAACATTCAAACGTGAGTACCTCGCTCAAGTCGTGATCGATGAAGATCGTGCAATTATTCCCGAATGGGACGACAAATACATTCAAGAAGTCGAACAAGACGAATACTACAGATTTTATCACAAGTACGTGATGATGGATTTGGGGACTAAAGATTTTACTGCACCCCTGTACGGGTACTGGGACTTCAAGAAAGCACAATTCATCATTGAAGATGAGGACTGCATTTCCGGTCCGAAAATGAACACTGCAATGCTAGTCAATCGAATAAGAAATAAAGAAAAAGAATTATGGGGAGAGCAAAAACCATTTCGCAGAATTTGCGATAACAATTGGCCGCTGATGGTGCTTGACCTGTCTTCAATGCATGACCTGCCCTTCATTCCTACCGACAAAGAGAAATTAGAGAGCATGATTAATGAGTGCAGGATTATGATCCAGCGAGGAGAGATAATAATAAACCCACGCTGCAAGCATCTTATCGGATGCCTTCGTTATGGAATTTGGAACGAAAGAAGAACTGAATTTAGTAGATCAAAAGTTTACGGTCACTATGACCATTTAGCAGCACTAATTTATGGGTGCAGAAATCTGAGTAAAAACACAAATCCAATTCCTCTTGACTATGGACATGAGTCCTATCGGTCATGGAAGCTCGGACTCAAAAATAAGCAATCTCATAATGCGACTGTTTTAAGTGAGATTTTTAAAGTTCAAGGAAAGGAACAGAAGTATGGCAACAAACGATAAATTTACAAACGATGATCGATACTGGGCATCGGTTCCTTCAACTGAAATTGCAGATAGAATTCTCGATAAGGTTGATCAATATTATAAGTACGTCACCCAAACCGGTCGGCTTGCAATGTGGAAGAGGTCTCATGCTTACTACTATCGCCCACGATTAACAGGCGCAAGACTAAATGCTACTGGAGAGCAAGGTGAACTCACGGCAATGAGTGTAAATCATTATCGAAACTGGCTTCAGCATTTAGAAACAATGACGATGCAACAAAAAGTTATGTTCCAGCCGAAGGCAACAAACTCGGATGCAAAATCTCAAGCGCAGGTTGTGCTCTCTTCTTCGCTCCTTGATTATTACATGTCCGAGAAAAGACTTGAGCGAAATATTGCCCAGGCAGTGAAAGAATCTCTTATGTATTGCGAGTGCTTCGTACGAGCGGAGTGGGATGCTACACTCGGAAAAACCTACGGATCAACTGAAACAGGTTCTCCTGTTTATGAAGGCGATATTAAATACACAACATACAATCCTCTTAATGCAATCAGGGACGTTACAAAAATGTCGCCCGGGCAAGACGACTGGATCATACTCAGAGAGTTTCAAAATAAATATACTATCGCTGCAAAATTTCCTCACCTTAAAAAAGAGATCATGGACAATTCAGTTGATTATTTAAAACTAGCGGGGACGACTTCGGCAAGCATCATGGCACTCGAAGATTCGGACAATATTCCAGTATATACACTATTGCATAAGTCAACGCCTGCGCTGAACACTGGTCGATTTACTACATGTCTAGACAACGGAACGGTAATGCAAGATGGACCAATCCCGTACGAAGAACTACATGTATACCGTATCGCTCCCGACGAGGAGAGTGGAACCATATTTGGTTTTTCGGTAGGAATGGATTTACTGGCAATCCAAGAAGCGCTTGATATCCTCTACTCAACCGTCATCTCGAATCAAGCTAGCTTTGGCGTGATGAATGTCATGGCGCCGAAAGGGCATGACTTAAGCGTTACTCAACTCCCTGGTGGCATGAATCTTATGGAGTATGATTACAAGCTGGGTGAAGTAAAAGTTTTAGAATTACTAAGAACGCCTGCAGAGATTTTTAACTTCATCGAAATGCTTATTGCCAAAGGCGATGCACTCATTGGCCAAACACCTGCTATTTCTGGAAATAGTACAGAAGCAGTAAAAAGTGGGATGAGCGGAACTGCGCTTGCGCTCTTGCAGTCCATGGCCATTCAATTTTCGATGAAACTTCAGAGATCTTATACCAACTTAATTGAAGATATTGGAACCGGTACAATCAATTTACTCAAAGTTTTCGCTGCTACTCCTCGTGTTGCCGCAATTGTGGGAAAATCAAACAGGCCACTCATGCGAGAATTTACTGGACAAGACCTTGATCTTATCAATCGAGTCACGGTGGACATGGGCAATCCAATGATGAGCACGACGGCAGGAAAAGTTTCGATCGCTGAGCAATTAATTAGCATGAACATGATTGAAAATGCCGATCAATACATGCAAGTAATCACAACCGGAAGGCTTGAACCAATAATTGAAGGAAAACAAGCGCAGCTTATTTTAATCAAAGGCGAGAACGAACAACTCAGCGAGGGTATCCCACAAAGAGTCCTTGCGACCGACAATCATCAAAAACATATTCTAGACCATACAATAATTTTATCAAATCCTGAAATTCGTCAAGACCCGAACTCTCCAATTGTGGCAGTGACTCTTGCTCACATACAAGAGCACTTAGACATGGCCAATAATCCTGAAATCCAGCGTATTATGATGATCCTGCATCAAGAACCCATCCCTCCTTCAATTGCTCCTCAAGGGTTAGGGGGTATGATGAATCCTGCACCAGCGCAAGAACCGAGAGTGCCCGAGCAAACCGATCCCGGAACTGCACAAGTTATCAGCGAACAAATTTCAGCTTAAGGGAATATATGAGCGAAGCAATTACAATAAGCACACCAGTAGCAACCAATTCATCATTTACCGTCCCCGTCCCTCCAATCGTGAATGAGGCAGTAGAAGATGTTTTGCCAAAAAACCCCACTGGCCAACAAGCGAAAGAATATTTTGAGAGGCAAAAATTAAAAGCGCAAGGGAAAGTACCTCCGAAAGTTCATGAAAAACCAGTTGATCGTTTTATGGAAAAAGAAAATCCTGAACCAAAAAAAGAACCGACTGAGGAACAAAAAGAAATTGCTCGCAAATTTAAAGTGAAAATAAATGGCGCTGAACAAGAAGTCGATGAAGGGGAGTTAATTCGTGGATACTCTCACCAGCAGGCAGCTAACAAAGCAATGCAGGAGGGAAAAAGGGCGCTCAAGCAAGCCGAACAACTTGTGAACATGCTTAAGGACAAAGGACAGCTATTCAATGTGATCAAAGAACTCGGACATGATCCACGGCAGTTAACTGAAGAGTATTTGGTAAAACAATTAGAAGAAGAAATGCTTGATCCGAAAGACCGAGCAATTCGAGAGCGTGACCAACGGATAAAAGATTTCGAAGAAAAAGAAAAAAGAGAACTTGAGAAAATTAGTCAGCAGAGACATGAAGAATTAAAGCAAAAATTCGCTCAACAATACAATCAAGAGTTCGTGCAAGCACTGCAAGCTGAAAAACTTCCACCAACAAAAGTGACCGTGGCAGAAATGGCACGCTATATTTCAAGAGCATCAAAAGTGGGATTTGAAATGAGCGCCACGGAGGCAGCACAATTGGTTCGGCAAGATATTGTCGATAGACAAAAAAGAATCATTGCCGATGCCGATCCTGAAACTCTTATTAATCTTTTCGGAAAAGAAGTAGTGGATAAAATTCGTCAACACGACCTTGCTAAGCTTAAGAGTCCTGAAAGATTTTTACAGTCCCCTGTAGAGCAAGGTGAGCCACGCAAGCAAGTGAACAATCAAAAAACAACTAGACAAGAGTGGTTAAGACAGCGGCGAGGTTTAGCGTAAATATATACCCCAATAGGGTATTATTATGTTGCATAATCTTAAACACGCTTTTATGATTTATATAAATTCAAATTGAGCAAGACGCTACGGCCATCAAACTCATGAATTCAAAATTTGTTTCGGACGCAATTGCCATCCACATGAACAAAGCAATGTCGAACTAACAAAAAATTGAAAACATGGAGTAAATATGTCCGTAGATACCGGCTCACTCAATTCCCTTACCAAAGTGGCTTATGCTAAAGGCGTCATCGATGAAATACCAGTCTCGGGTATGATCGGTGATCGCTACGATTTCGTTCCCTCTGATCTCCAAAATGGTCGTCATTATGAGCAACCAGTCGTCTTGACTGGTGAAGCAGGGTTTACTTATTCTTTAGACACTCAAAACGCTTATGACTTGAATGATTCGATCGGAATGGTCATGGCGTCAGCAATCGTGCCTGGTACCGACTTGGTACTAGACTCAACAATTGGTTACAATCAAGCCGCTAGAGCGTCTCACAACGCTACTTCCTTTAAGTCAGTAATGAGCATGAAATTTGAAAACATGCTTAAGTCGGCAACGAAAAGGCGAGAGATTGCATCTCTATATGGGAACGATTCCCTTGGGACGATTACTGCGCAGTCCGTAGGAACGCCAACCACTTCACTGACCTTTGTTATTGATACAGCATCATGGGCGACTGGAATTTGGTCAGGTGCCGAAAATTCAAACATAGTATTCGCAAAAGCATTGGACAACACTGCAGTTGATTCACTCCGATCATTCAAGATCTCTTCTGTCAACGTAGATGCACGCTCAATCACTGTAATCGCAGGAACCCAGGGAACTGCGGGAACAATCGCTACTCTCGAAACTGCAATCGAAGCATACGACTGCAAGGTATACTGGTATGGGGCAGTCTCTGGCTCTGCAGGTTCTTTTGCATTTGCCGACCAAATCGGCTTAAAGAAACAAATGACAAATGTCAGTTCGCTCTTTGGAATCGATGCGGCCGCCTATGATTTGTGGAGAGGTAACATTGTAACTATTACTGGCCAATTAACAATGGCAAAAGTTTTATCCGCAGTTTCAAAACCAGTCCAGAGAGGGCTAGAAGGTGAAGCAGATCTTTGGTGTAACCCATCCACGTGGGCGGATTTGGCATCAAATTTATCCGCACTTCGAAGATTTGATGGTTCGTACTCAAAGAAAAAAGCATCAAACGGTTCAGAAGTTCTTGAGTACATTAACCAAAACGGTGCAATCAATATTTTCTCTTACAATTTAGTAAAAGAAGGGGACTGTTTTGTTGTACCCCGAGACGGTGTAATCCGTATCGGTGCACGTAAACTCTCATTTAACGATCCGACACGACCAGAAGATGAAATCTTTTTTACTATCCCGGGAAAAGCTGGTGTAGGTATGAGAAATTATCTCAACGAAAATATTTTCCTAGAGTCTCCAGCGCAATCTGTTTTCATAAGCGGAATAACTAATAGCATCGCTTAATCTAGGCTCCGTTCGATTCTTAAAGGGAGGCGTCCCTCACGTCTCCCTTTTTTTTCAAGGAAAATAAATCATGACTTGTTTAACTAGAATAATCTTAACATCTCCTTTAACGGTGGCAGGGTTTAAATCGATTTGTGATTTATCCCCTGGGCAGTTACCAGCGCTTCAAAATTTTGAAAATTATATCGGTGCACTTTCCGGTGGAAACGAAATGGCATCGCTTGCATTCAAAGTTGGCGCAGTCCAAGCGACAGGATTGATCACATCGACAGGCGCTGCGACTGCCGATGAAACAATCACTGTCTGTAACGTGGTTTTTACTGCAAAAGCATCGGGTGCGACTGGGAATCAATTTAATTTGTCGGGAACGGTCGCAACACAAGCAACAAATATTGCAACGGCAATTAATGCATCGGCAGACCTAACTGGAATAGTAACTGCAAGTGCACTACTAGGAGTCGTTACTTTAACTGCAGTCGTTCCAGGACTAATCGGCAACGGTTTAGCACTGAGTGAATCGATGACAAACGTTGCAGTGACCGCATTCGCAAACGGTGCGGATGGCACAGCATACACACTGGATTTCGAATAATGACTACTCCCCTTGTAATCAATGGAACCACATACGACTATCCTGAAACCGGAGATACACAGTGGGGTGCAGAGGCATCGGCATGGGCACAGGCGGTTTCAGTCGGTCTCTTGCAAAAGTCCGGTGGACTTTTTCAACTTCTTGCAGAGGTTGATTTTGGGACCTCATACGGATTGAAATCTCTTTATTATAAAAGCAGATCGAACAACGTGGCGAGTGCTGGACAAATCCGCTTGGCACGAGGAGATGTTCTTAGTTTCAGAAATCAAGCGAACTCAAGCAATTTAGATTTAGCGGTCAACACATCAAACCAGTTAACATTTGCAGGCATTGAAGTCGGTGCGCTTGTTATTCCGCAAAATACCAACTCCATTGATCTCTCACTTAGCACTTATGATTTATCAGCAGATTTAAACTTAAGTGCAGGTCTAGCAACGCCTGCATACCAATTGGTAACGCTCACAATTGAGTCGGACGGATTAAAAGCAGAAATTTCCGACGCATCGATTATTTCTGCAATCCCCGACGCTACATCCCTAGTTACCGGGCTCCTAACATCGGCAGACTGGACAACGTTCAATTCCAAGCAAGCGGCAGGAAGCTACATTACTGCACTCACTGGTAACGTTGTAGCGACCGGCCCAGGTTCCGTAACGGCAACAATTCAATCCAATGTTATTGTTAATAGCATGATTAATTCTTCTGCTGCAATTGCATACTCAAAATTGGCGTTGAGTAACTCAATTCTGAATGCTGATATTAACTCTTCTGCAGCGATTGCATATTCAAAACTTTCTCTCTCTAATAGTATACTAAATGCTGATATAAATACTTCAGCGGCAATTGCCTACTCAAAATTGAATCTTACTACATCAATTGTAAATGGGGACATAAACGCAAGTGCTGCTATTGCTTTAACGAAATTAGCCGCTACCACGGCATCTCGTGCACTTGTAAGTGATGGGAGTGGCTTCGTTAGTGCTGCAACAACCACATCTACTCAACTAGGGTATCTAAGTTCAGCGACAGGAACAACCGGAACAACAAGCACTAACCTCGTTTTTTCGACAAGTCCAACACTAGTAACCCCAACGTTAGGTGCGGCTCTAGCAACGACAATCACTTTTCCTGCCACACAAGTACCATCAGCAGACCCGAATACGCTTGACGACTACGAAGAAGGTAGCTGGACGCCAGCATTCTCTCCGGCCAGTGGATCAGGAATTACTTATACCTCACAGTCGGGTCGATACACAAAAATCGGCAATATGGTTTATGTGGCCTTTGAAATTGAAATGTCAGCGAAAGGAACTGCAAGCGGAGGGTTGCTCGTAACTGGCCTGCCATTTACCGTAGAGAACCCATACACAGGGAGTGCAGAACCGTGGGCATTTACTCCTTCATTTATTTTTAACATGTCTACCTCGATAACGAATTTTGGTGGATATTGCGACAATAATACAACAAGCATTGTCATGCGAATTAGTACCGCTGCATCTACAACGTATCCTGGAGCACAACTCCAAGTTTCAGACGTAGCAACCAATTTTTATATTCAAGGCAGTGCGAGCTACAGAACAACTTAAGCGGAGATTTATATGTTAGAAAAACACACGAGTGTTGATAAAATTGAAATTGCGGAAAATGGAATTGTGTTAGTTCGGACAGTAACTAGAATATTAGAAAACGGTATCGAATTATCAAAATCGTACCATCGTACATCTATTAACCCTGGTGCAGATTTTTCACATGAGGATGCAAGAGTAATTGCTGTGTGTGAAGCAATTCACACTCCCGCAGTTATCGCTGCTTTCTTGCAGGAACAAAACGATTAACAAAAAAAGTCGAGAGGCATTTACTGAGATGAGGAGAGAAATGAAAGAACTGAAAAATATTCAAGCATTTTATTTTTTGCTCTCAACGATCATCGGTGGAACTTTATACGTGCACACAACTTTTGCAACAACTTCAAGTGTTTCAAAAATTGATGAGAAAATATCTAACTTACACAACTTGCTGTGCGTGATGGCGATTGAACAACATCTTTCTCGATCGCAAGAGATTTGCAGGAGGATGTAGTGAGGGAAATTAAAGGTATAATTTTGCACTGCGACGCCAACGACAACCCATTTTGGGGTTTAAAAGAATTACGTTTTCTGCATGAATCAAAAGGGTTCAAAGGAATTGGTTACCACTACTGGATTGATTTCGAAGGAAAAGTTCATCCTACACGGTACGAGAGTATCCAGGGCTGCCATACTTTCGG